TCTGAGAACAAGAAGCACAGCTTCCACGTTCTAAACAATAGGCAGGCAATCCTGTTGCCAGGACCGACGAACCCGAATTCAAAGCCCATTGAGGGCGTTGATGAAGGCGGCAATGTTGTCGTGCGCTTTGGCTCTGCTGAGGAAGCGCGATCGCGCGGATACCAGCCAGCATCAATTGCCCACGCGATCACTGGCATTCGTCAACAGAAGCACAAGGGACTGCACTGGCGATATGCGAGGGGGTTGGTGTCCGCATGAACTACTACCCCTTCCACATCGGTGACTACCTCAGTGCCACCCGGCATCTGACGTGGACCGAGGATGCTGCGTATCGGCGCCTGCTCGATACCTACTACACCACCGAAAAGCCGCTGCCCACTGAACTGCGCGCGGTGTGCCGCCTGGTGCTGGCAACCACTGATGAACAGCGCGAGGCCGTTGAGGTTGTGCTGAACGAGTTTTTCGAGTTGACCAGCGCCGGATGGATCAACGTGCGGGCCGATGCGGAGATTGACTCCATGCGGGTCAAGCAGTCGGCGCAAGAGGACAAGGACCGCCACGAAACAGAGCGCATGCGCCGCTACCGAGAGCGCCGAGCACAAATGTTTGCCGCGTTGCGCGCGGTGGAGGTGGTGCCCGCATGGGATGTACCCATGAAGGAGCTGCAACGGCTGTTCGAGCAGCACTGCAACACACCTGCAACGCCAGCAAATCCACCAGAAACGCCGCCTGCAACGGACCTGCAACGCGAACAGGTCGTTTCTAGTGACGAACCTGCAACGGCTATCTCTACCAACACCAACACCAACACCAATAAAGAAGAAGAGAGAGCGCCACGCAAGCGTGCCGCCACCCCATCGCAGCCGGACATTGCCAAACCTGACGACGTTGAGCCGCAGACCTGGGCCGACTTCCTGAAGCTGCGTAAGGCCAAGCGGGCCCCGGTGACCCAGACGGTGGTGGACGAAGCCAAACGCGAATGCGCCAAGGCCGGGATGACCCTGGAGGGCTTTCTACGCGTCTGGTGCCGCCGTGGCTCGCAGGGGCTGGAGGCGGCATGGCTCAAGCCCGACGAGCGTGCACAAGGCCAGGCGGCAGTGGAAACGCCCTACCAGCGCTCGATGCGCGAGCGAATGCAGGAGGCCGCGCCAGAGATCGCGCGCCGTGCCCCAACCGCCCCGCAGCAGGACGCAGCGGACTTTTTCAGAACCGTCGATGCCCAGTCTCGGGTGGTCGATGTGAAAGCAATCGAGGTGACCACATGAGCTTGCCATCGGCATGGACCGACAAGATTTTCGCCAAGCTGAGTCTGGCCTATGGCCGGGACTTCATCGGGCGCTGGGAGGGCATCGACCTGGGCGATGTGAAAACCGACTGGAGCCACGAGCTTTCCGGTTTTGACGCGCATCCCGAGGCTATCGCCTACGCCCTGGCGAACCTGCCACAGAAGCCGCCAACGGTCATCGAGTTCCGAGCCATCGCTCGCCGGGCGCCGCTGCCGGAGGCCCCCCGCCTGGAGGCGCCCAAGGCCGACCCCGCGAAGGTGGCCGCAGAGATCGCAAAGCAGACCGACCTGAAATCGGCCTTTGCGCCGAAGCACAACCCGAAGGAATGGGCGCAGCGGATTGTTGATCGTGCAGCTGCCGGTGATCGGATTCGCCCCATCACGCTGCGCTTTGCGCGTGAGGCGCTGGGACTGGAAGGTCACATGTCATGGCAATGACCCGTGCCGAAGCAAACCGCCTGCTGGACCTGGTACGCGCCGGCCATCCTGTAGCGAAGTCGCGCATCCGCCTGGCCCTGTGGGTGACTGGCGACCTGACCTTGGAGTCCGCCGGTGCATGACCTGCCACTGCTGCAACGAGGGCCGCGAGGCGCCGCAGTTCCACCGCTTCTTTGCCGATGGCTGCCTGCACTGCGCCGCCCGGCGCATCCAGTTCATCCAGCGCACTTTGCGGCTGGGCCCTACGGAAACGCGCGAGCGCTGCCGCACCGCACTGGCGCAGGCCGTGGCCTTGGGCCTACCAGAGCCGGAAATCCGGCGCATGGCGAAGCTGGCCGCGTGGCAGCTGGCACCGAACCAGACGGAAGGAACACCCGCATGAGCACTATCCTGGGCATGGACCCTGGCGCCAATACCGGCGTGGCCACCTTCATCGGGGGCAAGCTGGCGACCCTGCAAACCATCGCCCCCCATGAGATTGAGCGCGTACTGCGCGAGGTGAAGCCCGCCCGCGTGGTGTTCGAGGACTCGCGCCTGCAGTCCCACACCTGGACGCGGGGCAAGAGCGGGGCGGCCAGCGCAAAGATGGCCCGCAACGTGGGACAGGTCGATGCTTGGTGCTTCCTCATCACCGCTGTCTGTGGTGAGCTGGGCATTGCAGCCCACGGAGTGAGCCCGGCAGGGAAGGGGGCCAAGGTCAACGCCGAGGCCTTCGCCGCCATCACCGGCTGGGAAGGCAGCAGCAATGAGCACACACGCGACGCCGCGATGGTGGCGTGGCCGTACCGGAGCGCGCGATGACCCTGCATTGCGCATTCTGCAATCGCCCCATGGCTCAGGCCGCCGTGATGATCGGCGCCCTACCCATCGGCCCCACCTGCGCACGCAAGGCGGGATTGCTGGAGCTGGCGCGCAAGAAGTCGGGCGTGCTGCGCCTGGCAAAGCCGAGCGCTGGCCCGCGCCGCCCCGACCCGCAGACTCTGGATCTGTTCGCGGAGGTGGAGCATGCCTGAGCTGATCGTGTACCGCGACGAGCAGGGGAAGCTGCAAGGCCACGGCGCGAAAGGCCGCCGCGCCTGGGACAAGTTCCGCCGCGTGGTGTCAGGGCTGGAGCCCGGCGAAACCATGGGGTTCAGCTACCGCTTGCCGCGCAGCCCCCAGCACCACCGTTTCTTCTTCGCCCGGCTGGGCGAATTGTTTGAGCGCCAGGAGCGGTTTGACGACGAGGACCGCCTGCTGGAGTGGCTGAAAGTGGGAGCTGGGTTTGTGGACCTGATGCCCGGCCGCGACGGGGTGCTTGTCGCCATCCCGCGCTCCATCGCCTGGGTGGCGCTGGACGAGCAGGGATTCATCGAGGTGCACCGTGCCATCCGCGACTTCCTCATGACGCCACACGCTCAGGGGTTTCTCTGGCCGCACCTCGCGCCACACGCGCGCATGCAGATGCTGGAGGGGTTCACGCCGTGAAGCGATCCGCCCCACTCAGGCGCACGGTATTCAAATCCCGCTCCCTTGGCCCATCGGCCAACATGTGCCGCGACCAGCGCCTTGAAGAACGCGCAGCGCGCGCGCTGGCATCAGTCACACCCCGTGCATCAGTGATCGCCTGCGCCACTGCCTACGCCGCGCCCATCGCCAAGGAGTGCGCAGCGACCAGCGAAGCCTACCGCCGCGCTGTGGCCAATCTGCCATGCGCAGCCTGCGGGATCTACGGCTACAGCCAGCACGCCCACGGCAACGAGGGCAAGGGCATGGGACTCAAGACCGATGACCGCACCGGCGTGCCGCTGTGCTGCGCCCGCCCCGGCGAGGAAGGCTGTCACATCAAGTTCGACCAGTACCGCCTGCTGCCCGGCGGCCGGGATGCCCACCGCGAGGCTATGCGGACATGGGGCGCGCAGACGAGAGCCATGGTGCACAGCCTGGGCCTGTGGCCCAAGAACCTGCCGCTATGGCCGGGCGACAAGTCCGATCGCACCCCCGAAATTTCTAAGCAAATCGGCAGCTAGCGTCCGCAAATACTGCGCAGCAAGCTATCAATACAGGAGTGAATATGCCACGCAATCCACAGAACCCGCGTCTGAGCAATGGGGAGCGCATCCGCGAAGTGTGCGAAATCACGGAGCGCTTGGGCAAGGCTACATCGCCCATGGTCCGTGCGCGAATGGATGGCCCGCAGACCACCAGCAACGCCGCGAAATACTGCAGCCGTGCCGCCTACCAGGGGCTGCTGATCGCTGACCGCACGGTGCACCCCGTTCTTTATCAAGCTGCTCCCGACTGGCGCGACCGGTTTGCAGCGCGAAACGTAAAGCCAGAGCCCATTGAGGATGACGACGAGGTGCTGCTGAAACCCCGCTACACCGGCGAAGAGGTGCTGGCCATGGCCCGCTGCAACCGCGTGCCCAGCAGCGTGTGGGCGCTGGGATCGCGCGCAATGGGCGCGTAGAAAAAAGAAAGCCCGCACATGGCGGGCCTCCCGATCTTTCGACCTGAGCAACCGGATGATACAGCGGAGAGCCACCATGACCCAACAGCAATCACACCTGAGCCCTGGCGCGCTACTTGCGAACGAGGAACCCACGAAGCGTGACCGCTTTGCGAATGGTCACTTGATCTGGGACACGATCATTGAGTTGCGCAACTCGGAGCGCCGCATCAACCGCCGCGCCCTGGCCGACCTGACGGGGTTGAAGCCCGGCATCGTGGACGACCATGTGGAGCGCTTCATCGAAAAGGACCAGCTGCGCCGCGCAGGCAATGGCGAGCTGGAGGTGATCGAGCAATTCCCAGCCACGCGCCCATTCAGCAAAACGGTGCTCCCCGATGGCCTGGTGCGACTGGAGATCGGCAGCGACATGCTGGAGCTGACACCGGGGGAGGCGCGCGTGATCGCCCGCGAGTTCGCCGGACACCTGCAGGAGCTGGCCCAGACCGACGCCGCAAACCGTGCCGTGGTGCTGTGCCACGAGCTGGCCCGCGAGTTGAAGGACGCGCGCAGCCAGATCAAGGCGTTACGCGCCCTGATTCCAACCCCCGCAAGCAGGGAAACGCCCCAGCTGAACCTGCTGGAGCACCAGTAGACGCTAGGCGTTGTTTTCCCAGAGGCGGTTGTTGTGCCGGTGTGCTGCGTCACGGTAGGCCTCGTGCACCTGGTCCTTGTAGAACAGGACGACCGCCCAGAGCCAGAGCACAGAGGACAGACCCACTAACGCCAGCGCAAACCAATAGGCGCCTGGCATCAGTTCAATAGGGCTCTGCAGCTGCGGCCGGGCCCTCGTGATGATCTCGACCAGCTTCATGATCGCAGCGGCCATTACCACCAGCAATGTGGCGCACACCCCCACGATGGCCCCACGCCACTTGCCGAACTTCGCGGCAAGACGATCCGAATCAAGCAACTCAATCATGTGACACCCCTGTTATCTGATCGAGATTTTATCGACGCCCCCCACTCTGGTTAGACGCCATTGCACTGGCTGGGAATCATCCCGGCCCATGGCACCCAAACCAGCGCCAAAGAAGGCGCCACCCGCAAAGACACCCCAGGCAAAGAAGACCGCTGCACCTAAGAAGGCAGCGGGCGCAGCCGTTCGTGCTCCGAAAAAGATAGCTGTCAGCGCAAGTAAGGCAAAGGCCAAGCCGGTAAAGCGCCAGAAACCTGCGGCGCCAACCAAGGCAGCCGCAACGCTCAGTCCAGCGCCTGCTGCACTGGAGCCGCGCCAGGAGTGCTTTGTCCGTGAGTACCTGATTGACCTCAACGCCACCCAGGCTGCCATTCGTGCCGGGTACAGCGAAAAGACGGCGCGCTACATCGGGCACGAGAACCTAACAAAACCCCACATCCAGGCCGCAATAGCCAAAGCACAGCAGGAGCGGGCAGAGCGCACTGGCATCACTGCAGACAGAGCTTTGCGCGAGGCTTGGAACGTGGCCATCGCAGACGCCCGCGAGCTGGTGCAGGTGAAAGTGGGCTGCTGCCGCTACTGCTATGGCGAGGGCAACCGATACCAGCGCACCGTGGGCGAAATGAACCGCGACCGCGAGGCCTGGGCCGAGAAGAAGGACAACGCCCCCGCCGACTTCGACGAAAAGGGCGGCATTGGCTACGACCCCTTGCGCATGCCCTTCGCTGCCTGCCCTGAGTGCGGTGGCGATGGCCAGCCGCGCGTGGTGTTGGGCGACACGCGCAACTTGAGCCCTGCAGCTGTGTCCCTGTATGCGGGCGCAAAGCAGACCAAGGATGGCATCGAGATCAAGATGCAGGACAAGGGCGCGGCCCTCGAAAAGGTTTTCAAGCATCTGGGCCTCTACCAGAAGGACAACGAGCAGAAGATTGACCCGCTCACCGCCCTGCTGCAGACCATCACGGGCGGCACGAACAGCACGTTCAAGCCCGTGGCGCATGACCCAGAGCACGACGAGGACTGACCCCCATGTCCGACGCCGTGCCCATCATCGTCCACAACGAGCCGCTGGTTCCCCTTCCAGCGGACGAGGCCGACCTTGCGCTCAAGCTGGCCGATCCTGAGTGGCGCCTGTTCTCCGGCTGCCTCTACAAGATCATGGTCAAGGGCGATGACGAGGCCGAAGAGGCGATGGTCATGCCGTTCAAGCCCAACCGGGCGCAGCGGCGATTCATCAAGCGCCTGTGGCACCGCAACCTGATTCTCAAGGCCCGGCAGCTGGGTTTCACCACCCTGATTGCCATCCTGTGGCTGGACCATGCCCTGTTCAACGCCGACCAGCGCTGCGGGATCATCGCCCAGGACCGTGACGCGGCCAAGGTGATCTTCCGCGACAAGGTGAAGTTCGCCTACAACAACCTGCCCGAGCAGCTGCGCGAGCGCTTCCCGCTGGAGGCCGACAACGCCGACGAACTGCTTTTCGCGCACAACAACAGCAGCATTCGCGTGGCCACGTCCATGCGCTCCGGGACCATCCACCGGCTGCATGTGTCCGAGTTCGGCAAGATTTGCGCGAAGTACCCGGACAAGGCCAAGGAGGTTGTGACCGGATCTATCCCTGCGGTGCCCACGAATGGTGTCCTGGTGATCGAGTCCACCGCCGAGGGCCGCGAAGGCGAGTTCTTCCGCATGGTGGAGCAGGCGCAGAAGCTGCTGGCCAGCAAGCTGCCGCTCACGCCCAAGGATTACCGGTTTCACTTCTATGCCTGGTGGCAGGAGCCCAAGTACCGCCTCGACAGCCGCACGGTGGCCGTCACCCTGGAAGAGCATGAATACTTCGACGGCATCGAGGTGGCCATGGACTGCCGCATCGACCCCGACCAGCGCGCCTGGTACGTGGCGACCAAGCAGGCCGACTTTTCGGGCGCTGAAGAGCGCATGTGGCAGGAATACCCGTCCACCCCGGACGAGGCTTTCCAAATGTCCACCGAGGGCAACTACTACGCCAAGGACATGGTGGCCCTACGCAAGCGTGGCGGGATCTGCGATGTGCTGGTGCTGGACGCTCCTGTCTACACGTTCTGGGACGTGGGGCGCAGCGATGGGTGTGCGGTCTGGTTCTGGCAGGAGCTGCGGGGCGAGGACCGATTCATCGACTACCTGGAAGCCCACAACGAGGACTTGCGCTACTACGTGGCCGAACTCCGCAAGCTGGGCTACCTGTTCGGCGGCCACTACCTGCCGCACGACGCCAACCACAAGCGCCTGAGCGACTACAACAAGTCAATCAAGGAGCAGCTGCAGGACCTGATGCCAGGCGAGAAGTTCCACATCGTGCCCCTGGTAACGCAGCTCATTACGGGCATCCAGGCCACGCGCAAGCACCTCAAGACCGCCTATTTCGACAAGACGCGTTGCAAGAAGGGCATTGCACGCATCGAGGGCTACCGCAAGCGCTTCAACCGCGCAGACAACCGTTTCACCGACGAGCCCGACAAGTCGAACGGCTGCAGCGAAGGTGCCGACGCCCTGCGCCAGTGGGCACAGCAGAAAGAGCTGGGCTCCATCGGTGCCAAAACCCACAAGTACGAACCACCACCACCGCCTGACTGGCGCCTGTGAGGCCTCCCATGATGACCAACGACTACAACGCCGCCGATAACGAATCCACCGGTCCCATGGAGCTGGAGGAATACACCTGCATCCTGCGCGAGATCGAGGAACAGCCGCGATTTCGGGCGAACGCCGACAAGGAAATGGACTATGTGGATGGCAACCAGCTGGACAGCGACTTGCTGCGCCGCCAGCAGGCCATCGGCATCCCGCCCGCCATTGAGGATCTGATGGGCCCGGCCATCCGGGCGCTGACCGGCTACGAAGAAGCCACGCGCACCGACTGGCAGGTTACGCCCGACTCAGGGCCGAGCGGGCAGGATGTGGCCGATGCCCTTGGCTATCAGCTCAACCAGGCGGAGAAGCAATCCAAGGCGGACGCCGCCTGTGGTGCTGCCTTCCGGCCAATGGCAGCCGTTGGCGTGGGCTTTGTGGAGGTGAGCAAGGAGTCCGACCCATTTCTCTACCCCTACCGCTGCACTGCCGTGCACCGCAATGAATGCCACTGGGACATGGCAGGCGGCGAGGCAGACCCCCTGCTGGACAAGGCCCGGTGGTTCAAGCGCTCACGCTGGCTGCGCCCCGAGCGAATCATGGCGGCCTTCCCAAAGCACAAAGACCTGATCCGTGCTTGCGGGCGCAGTGGCTCTCAGTGGTGGGGCGACCAGAACAGCCTGGCTGCGCTGGATGGCGGTGCATCGACTGGCCTCACCAACGCCTGGGCCGAGGCGCGCAGCTGGTCGATTGAGGAGTCCCGCTGGTACGACCCCACGCGCAAGGAGTTGTGCCTGTCCGAGTTGTGGTACCGCCGCTGGGAGCAGGTGGCAGTGCTCACCAGCCCGGACGGCCGCGTGGTGGAGTTCGACGAGAACAACCAAGCACACCTCTACGCGGTGACCACCGGCGTATCGAAAGTGACCATTGCCACCGTGGCGCGGGTGCGCATGTCCTACTGGCTGGGACCGCACCGGCTGCACGATGGCCCGAGCCCGTACACGCACCGCTATTTCCCCTACGTTCCATTCATCGCCTTCCGCGAGGATCGTACCGGCGTGCCCTACGGCTATGCGCGCTCCATGATCTACCAGCAGGACAGCGTGAACAGCGGCACCGGCAAGCTGCGCTGGGGCATGAGCGTGGTGCGGACCGAGCGCACCAAGGGCGCCGTGGCCATGACCGATGCCCAGTTCCGCCAGCAGATCGCTCGTCCTGACGCGGACATCATCCTCGATGCAGAGCACATGCAGCACCCTGGCGCCACGTTCAAGGTGCACCGCGATTTCCAGCTCACCGACCAGCAATTCCAGCTGCTGCAGGATGCGCGCCTTGCCATCGAGCGTGTGAGCGTCATCACCAGTGGGTTCCAGGGCCGAAGCGGTACCGCCACCAGCGGTGTGCAGGAGGCGACCCAGGTGGAGCAGACGAATCAATCGCTGGGCACGCTGATGGGAAATTACCGCCAGTCGCGCACTCGTGTTGGCGAGCTGCTGGCTTCACTGATCGTGGCCGACTGGGGCAGCAAGCAGCAAACCATCACCATCGAGGGCCAGGACGGGGTGACAGCAGACCGTGTGATCGTGCTCAACAAGCCAGAGGTGGACCCGGATACCGGCATGGCCTACCTCTCCAACGACCTGATGCGGACCATGCTCAAGGTGGGGCTGTCCGATGTTCCGAGCAGCACCACCTATCGCGCTGGCCAGCTGCGCACCCTGGGGGAAACCACCAAGAGCCTGCCACCCGAGTACCAGGCTGCCGTGCTGCCCTTCATGGTGGCTCTCATGGACGTGCCGTTCAAACGCGACGTGGTGCGTGCCATCCGCGCGGTGTCGGCGCAGGAAACCCCCGAGGCCATCGAGAAGCGCATCAAGGAGGAAATCCAGAAGGCCCTGGTGGCGGCAGGCCACGACCTCAAGGTGCGCGAGCTTGACATGAAAGAGCGCAAGACCGACGCCGAGATCCAGCAGATCATGGCCCAGGCCGTACAGATCGGCGTACAGGCGGCGTTCAGCGCGATGCAGGGCGGGGCGCAGGTGGCACAGATGCCGCAGATTGCGCCCATCGCGGACGCCATCATGCAGAGCGCCGGGTACAAGAAACCTTCACCCGGCGGCGATGATCCGAACTACCCGATCGGCCCGGCACCGATACCAGTGCAGCCAGGACCGGAACCGCTGCCGCCTGGCGTGCAGCAGAACACCAGCCCGACATTCCCGCCCGTTCCCCAGGCGCCAGAGCAGGGAATGCAGGGCATTGAGACACCGACCACCACGGACAACATCGAAGGAGTCGCAGCGTAGCGGGGCAGGGCGCGCAGCACCAAAAGAAGCCACCCACCGAGGTGGCTTTTTCACGCCCGGCGCGTGTATCCCCCCACTCTGGTTTGGCCCCGGCGGCACACCCGGGCACAGTGTGATCTCAAGCAAGGGCGTAAGTCCAAGCGAAGCAGCCCACTCGTGATGAGTCGGCCAATTCCCGTAGCTGGAGAGCGGCATGGGATCAGGGTTTCGGCCCTGGTCCCGCGTCACTCGAATGCTCTGAACCCATGCGGCCACGGCGATATGTGGTGGGACAGACATGAGCACAACTCAACAAGAGTTTCTCCAAGCGCACGCGCAAAACGGCGTGATGACCCCAGAACAGGCGGCCCAGTTCCTCGAACTGGTAGAGGGCGATACCGGCACCACGTTGCCGGATGCAGGTGGCGAGCCCGGCGCCACACCCGCTGATGCAGGGACCACCACCACACCGGACGCCGAGCGTCAACCTTCAACGAACGATGGCGAATCGACGCCAGCAGCGAGCAACGAACCGGACCCGGCCAACGCCGTGATCCTGGCCAAGGATGGCAAACACACCATCCCGTACTCCAAGCTGGAAGAAGCTCGCCGCAACGAGCAGACAGCTCGCGCAGCCGCTCAGGCCGCGCAGGACGAACTGGCCGCCTTGCGC